CACCTCTTACTTAAACAACGAGCTCGTTGGTAAGCAACTGCAAGTATCTGGCTCGATCATCTACACAAATGAAAATGCCTATCATGAACTGCGTGAAGATGCCAAGTACGGCCGAAAGGCTAACTATAAAGTTGAGTTTGCAGACGGTGAAGAATTCACCGCCTCTTTCATTCCAACGAATTTAGCTGACAACTTTCCACGCGGCCAAGCACAAACAAGTTCATTCACGTTAGTTTCAAGCGGTAGCGTGTCTCGCATTACAGTTGAGTAAAATAAGCAATGGCTGAAATAGAAAAGTTACAAGCCCTTCCACAAGGAACGCCAGGGAACAGTACCGGCGCTGATGTAGCAAAAGCGGTTAATGCGCTAATTGATAGAGCGGCTGAATTACCTGATGGTGTTCAAGAATCAATAGATAATCTATCTGCGCTTATTAATGAAGCAAAGCGGTATCTTGATACGCAAGTGGCTAATAGTCCCCCTGTAAAACAAAATACAAGTCTTACACATATTCTGAGCGATTATCCAACGCTAAAGAAGACAGAGGTTTTACCCGAAGATTCACCAAATAATGAACCTCAAATTCGTTACGATGATGTACGTGGATTGGTGCATGTCTCTTTAACAGATAGATGGGTAACTATCCCGACTGTTATAGGTTCAAGAAAGTTCGCTATTTTCCAAAGAGGTATGATTATACGCCTTAACTCTGCGTACTCTGGCGGTATAAAGCTTAGAGTTTATCCTATGGGTGCCGGCGGTAATGGCCTACCTGATAACCCTACGTTAGCTAATCATCAATGGCATGAATACGAAACTACGGTTACAGACCTTTACAAAATAGGTGAGTTCAACAGCGAATATTTTGAGGGCATTATTGACTATATAGAACTCGATAATGCATGGGCTACGTTGGATGCAGATCGTTCTTACTATCGCTCGTTAAATGGTTATTTTGATGTGGCATTTGGCACGTTAAAAAGCCCGTTTACAAACTTCTACCAAAAAGCCGACGGTTACTGGTACAGCGAAGACATAACACCTCAAACGCCTAATTACATGGGGCTTAGTTGGACGCAAGATCCTAAAAACTACCGCAACTATTCCGTAGATGACGCGTCAGGCTCTACCGATGCGCTTAGGTTCTTTGGTGATGACTACGATGAATACAGCTTTGAAATCATTCTAGTTGTTCACAGCATGAATAGACACATGGCGGTAACTATTTCTAACAGCGCTCCTAACATCGTTTACGAAGCAGAACCCTACAGGTTTCTTACTAACGCTGAACGCATCTATTTCAAAAGAAGAAATAACGGCATCACCGGAAGCATGACGGTTGAGTCAATAAAAATAAGGATACCTGTCAGTGAGTATTAATCGTTTATTTGATGTGAATTTAAAAGTTGCTGAGAACTGGACCCAAGGCGAAGACTGGGCAGAATGCAATCCTGTTCAAGATATAAACGGAATTTACCACCGCATATATAACGACAGTGAGGGTGAAAACCCGAACTACCGCATAGAACGCGGTGATAATTTCTACATAGGGTCTCACCCCTCTGAAGTTCGCGATTGGATACCAAGAACTACGCCTTGGAATTTCGATATTGATGAAGCCACAGAAGGTGCATGGTTCTCGTTTTACTTTGGTTTGCAAGTTGGTGAAAGCGATATAGACACAAGCTTAGATAATCATTCACCTTGGATTATCAACGCGCCTGAAAACTTCATTTTATTAAGCGCGGATTATCACCGCTTTTACAGCGTAAAAATCAAGGACTCTCAAAACTTTCTAAAACTGACTAAAGACAATCGTGGCACCGAAATACATGGCGCGATTATGAGTAACGCAGGGCTAATAAACACAGGTGGATACCGTATGTTTGATTGGGTTTTACGAAGCTTAACGTGGATTAAAACAACACTTAAAGCGTTAGATATACCAATCGGTTCGAGCAATGTATCAATGCAGAGTTTCGATATTACCGGCTCAGGTGATATTGGTATTGCAGTAAGGGCCGGTCACTCTGAAATAGAAATCGTTGGCGGTAAAATTATAAACGAGAATAACCTTTTTGCCGAAAACCCTACGCCTTTTATCGGTGTTCATTTGGAGCAAGGTTCTAAAGCGATTGTTCGTTATGTCGATACTCATGGCTTCAGTGATGAAGGCTTTAGGTTTGAATGCCCCGTTGATGTTAAGGGTTTAACGTCAAGCTACGATTGTAAGGGTATTCATTTTTCTGAAACTTCTACCGCTAGAGATTGCATGGTTTCATGGACGCGAAGAGTACAGGGTGATGGTTTCGCCTATGAGTTTGAAAAAGACGGTGAACTTAATAACTGCGGTTGCAACTTGGATGAAACAAGTGGCCTTGGTGTAATTGTAGGTCATGCTGGCTCTACTATCACAATAAACGGGGGTGACTATAAAGCATTAGCGCCTTTACCGTTTGTGTACGCTCGTGGTGCTTCTACGTTTATTTTAAACAACGTTACCGTGAATGGTGAATTGTATAATGAAACCGTAGTTTTAAGTGAAGGTGAAAGCTGGCGTGGTGTAAAAGCTACGGTAACCGATGACGTATTACCAGTATATGCAAATAAAACACTATCCCTGCCTTACATGCACATTCCGCAACTAGATAATGCGGTATCCGTACAAGGTGCTGAGAATGCTTTTTCTAGCCAGATTGATTTACCTAGTGGCGCAAGAATAGTCCCTACTGAAGATGGTTCATTACGTTACATGCCTTTAGATGCTTGGTTGCATTTAGATCCGGGTGAAGAAGCTATCGATTACTTTAGATACAGCACTGAAAACTTTATCTACATGCACCGATTTAAAATACTGCCTTCACCCGAGGTAGGTGCAAAAGTAGTTCAACCAGATGCATTTAGCGGCTCGGGCTGGTCTAAAAGTGGCGGTAATTACTACGCAAACAACACAAGCAACCCATTAAACGCAAGCTACAATTTTGAAGATGGTGAGGTTTACCAAATCTCATTGAAGTTGGTAGGTGTAGAAAGCGGATCAGTAACACCTAAGATCGGCAGCGAAGTAGGCCAATACAGCCATAGTTTAGAAGGCACTGAAGTTTGGTTAATCCGTGCGCCAGCTAATGCAACGCAAGTACAAGTAACTGCGTCAGGGTACAAAGGTAACGTCCAAAATATCTACGTGCGTAAGTTATTAAGAACCGAAACGCCTGCAGTGCCAGAATTAAGCGCCACGGTTGATGGTAATAACGTTAATTTGATGTTCGATGTACTTCCAGTAACACGACTTAAAGATTTGTATACCGCTGACATTTACCTTTCAGGGGTACTTGAACAGAACGAGCGTGATGGCTACCGAGGCACTAATGCTAATGCTCATTATCTTGCTGAGAACGTAACAGTTAGAAACCGCAGGAATGGAATTAACCTTCGAGGTGCAGAATCTCTTGAAGTTTATAAAATGGATTTTATTGGTGGTTATGAAGGCGTTAATGAAACATGGCAAGTTGCTGTTCAGGGTGACTTGTACGGGCCTTTCGTTAAAGAACAGCAGCTACATTTTTGTGACGTTGATTTATTGCTCGATTCGAATTTTGGTAACTATAACAGTAGATTCGGAAACTCAGATTGCTTCGTGGTCAATGGCGCGTATTACGGTGAAGACGCTTTCAAATACTCGGTTAATATCTACGGTTGCGATTTGAAAAATGGCTCTGACGCTGTAACCGACTTGAAAAAGCGTTCTGAAGTAAATCACTCGCGTTACGAAGGCGCTTGTAAGATGCTTCGTACTCACTCTAAAGGTTCAGCTACAATTGCTAATACCGAATTTGTTAGAACCTCTGGTGTGCGCGAAGTATTTTCGCCAAGCCATTCTAGCCCCTACATAGAAATATGGAATTGCGCGGTAGATGGTGTTCGCTGTGTTTCTACCGAGCAACTACAAAACCAGCCTAAAGGGTTTGGTACTTACAGCACTTACAGTCCTGTAAGAATACGCGCAAAGCTTGTTCACGTTATGAAAACTTACCCCACGATGAAAGACCTTTGCCGAGCAGCTATGACAGAAATGGAATTTGAAGTATCAAGTGATAGTGGTTCTAGTTGGTCACCTTTATCCGTTCCGAACGTTGGATTGCCTGGGGTTGTAGGTTGTTTCAAACGTTCACTTAATTTCACTTCAGGCACATACCAGATCAGATGCCGTTGCCTTAACGGTGCGCTAGTCGGCGCATGGTCTAACGAAATCACAATCACAGTATAGAGAGTCGGCCAATGGCTAGTAAGATTATTATTCAAACCAAAGACGGGAAGCCTGAAAGTGGTGAGAGACGCGTTTCTTTAATTGATTATCAAAGCAAATCTTTAATTGAAGAGCACTCAGTTTCGTTCACAAATGGTTATGCAGAGATAGAAAGCTTTTTAATTAATGAGGGTGACGAACTACTGGTTTATTCACCCGAGTCAGATATTTTCGGCGCATCAATTAAAGCGGTTGTCAATGAACAGGCTTCTGCAGCGTGGGGAGTTGGAGAGCCTACGGTATTACATACTGTTTTAGTTGCTGGCCAATCACTTTCTGTCGGTGTTGCTTCCAGCGCTGTTAACGCAGAATCTCCGTTTGGTGGGTTTATGTTCAACGGCATTCGCGCAGAGGGTAAAGGGGATAACGTTGCGCAAGTCGCAGAAATGGAGTCTTTAAGACCATATCAAAACGAGCTGGTTGAATCTCACGGTTATTCATTCATTCAACTTTTTAGATCGTTAGAGAAGTCTAACGACAATAGAAATAACCCTGTTTTATGGGCGAGTACGGGTGTTGGTGGCAAAACAGCAGATTGGCTATTTAATACATCAAACCCGTCTATGAATAATGCTGGCCGATTTATTACCCGTTCAGATTTGAGAGCGGCAGATATCGGCCTTGGTGTAAGCCTACCTTTCTGGCTTTGGGACCAAGGCGAGTCTGACACCAACACAGACCCAAATACTTATAAGGCAACGGTCAGAACAGGTCACGACTATGTTACATCATTAGCAAATGCGAAGACGGGGCAGAGTCGTTTCGATATGATTTTGACTGGCATTGGTAGCGGCATTGGTCGAAGAGAAATCAATAATGCCCTTTATCAATACGCGCTAGAAAACGATGATGCACACTATGCTGGGAGCAAATGGTACATTAGCTACAAATACCCAGCGAGCAGCAGTGACACAACGCACATGAAAGCGCAAGGGTACATGATGCAAGGCGAATATCACGCACTAGCGGCGCACAGATTGATGCAGAGTGTTGCTGCAGGTGATAACCCCCCAGTATCTAAATGCTTACAGCCAGAAAGCTATTCTGCCAGCGGAACTAGCGTAACTATAGCAATGCACGTTCCCGTTCCCCCTATGGTCATTGATGCGACTACAATTCCACAGTTGACGGGGTGGGGTTTCAAATACATTTCACCGACGAACGTTGAAACCGTAGCTACAAGCGTAAACGTCAGCGGCAATGATTTGATTGTCGATTTTGGTGTGCAGCTTGAAGAGGGTGGCGTTTTAGACTTCGGATATTCGGACACGCAACTGGACACCCCTGCACTGAATGTTCGCGACTCGCAAAGCATTCCATCAATCGTAGATGGTGAAACACTTTACAACTGGTTCCCTGTTTTCTATCACACGCTAGCGGCTTCTGAGGTGGCGTAATGGAATTAAACACAGAAGGTGAATTAAACACAAATGGCGCTTCAAATAGTGGTGGAGGAAATGGCGTGAAGACATTAGATTTTAGCGCGTTGGCAAACGGCGCAGCACTTCCTAGTGAAATAACATTTACCACAGGTGGTGGTGAAATATTAGGAGGCGGTTTAAAACCTACAGATACAAGCTCTGGTGGCGGTGATTACTTTGAGGTTGATAGCCTAGCAGACGGTAAATTTGTCGCGAGAATGTTTACTGATTCTGACGCCGCTCAGACAAACGCGTTCATCGGCGTAAGGTTTCGGATTTCAGACCCTGATAATTACCACATTTTAATGTGGCAATCTAAAGACAGCCCTATTGCGCGTATAGGGAAGTTTGTAAATGGTTCATCAACATACACCACAGTGGACGCCGTTGTTGCTGGCTCTAACGCTAGGCCTGTTATTTTGGTGGTGGCGAATGGTCAAAACATTAAAGGCTATATCGGTGATGAGAGAGACATTACCGATATAACAGACCCAAACGATTCAGGTTTTACACTGGTAGCTGACATTAACGACACCTTTAATCAGACCGCGACTAAAGCAGGTATGCGGCTCGGTTATACAGGTTATCGGGTGTCTGAGTTTAGATATGCAAGTGAGCAAGGTGGCGGCACGGTAGAAACACCACCAACAGCTGCAGCTGACGGAGATAAACAGGACTTAGTTGCAGGCTCACCAGTCACAATGGATTTTAGCGGCTCTTCAGCCGTAGCGCCTGCAACTATTTCTTCATATAATGTTACTCAAGTTGGTGGCGGTGCGGTTACTTTATCGGGTTCGGGCAACTCACGGTCATATACCGCGCCCTCTGAGTCTTTCGCACAAGATTTAGTTTTTCAGTTAATTGTAACTGACAGCGATGGTTTAAATTCTTCACCTGTGACGTTCACTCACTCAATTCTTGCAGCTGCTCAAGAGCCAGTAAACCAACCCCCAACCGCAAACGCTGGCCCAGACCAATCAGTTGCAGCTGGTCAGCTGGTACAAGTTAGTGCTTCTGGTAGTTTGGATGGTGATGGCACTATTGTAGGTTGGAAATGGCGTGAAACTACTAACAGCGGCATTACGCTATCAAGCACCACCGCTGAAAGCATTAGCTTTACTTCACCAGTGTCAGACACAGACCAAACAGTAACATTAGAGCTTATTGTTACCGATGATGATGGCGTAGATTCAGCGCCGGTATACGTTGATTTCAATGTTGCAGCAGAGGTTGATACTACCCCGCCAGTAATAATTCTAACTGGTGGTAACATCGCTCTTAATGTTGGTGAAGTATTCCAAGAACCTGGTTATCAAGCGTTTAATAACAAAGGTGTTGATATTACTGACCAGGTAACTGTGACTGGTTCAACTTCTACCGCATTTCCAAGAACTGGAACTCTTGAATACAACGTTGTAGCGGATGGGATAGCAGCGGAAACCCAAACAAGAATATTTACTGTAACCGCTGAGTCTGAATTGCTCGAGGCCGTTTCAAAACAGAAGTTCTTGCGTGACAATACGGTTATATCTGCGTTCACAGGGCGTTCTAATATCGAAGAGCTTAAATTCAAGCTAGCAAGCACTAATGCAAAAATTGCGTTAGACAATCAGGGTTATTACGATTTCACTGAAAACGAAACGCAAAAGGTAATAGTAGTTACTGACGCAGGCGAAATAAGTTCAGTAAACGGTGATGTTGAATGGGAAGGTTCAAGCTTGTTTGTTCGCTTCGGCGCTTTCAGTTCCCGCAAGTCTCAGTTATCTGCGCGGGTGGTTGTGTTCTTAGCAGGCGATGAGCGCGGTGTGGTTATCGCAGGCCCAGGGCTTAATGCTAACCTGCTTGTTAAGTTCAATTAGAGTGAAGGCAAGGACGCCTTTTATTTCCTAACAAGAACTAGCCCAAATACGGTAAATCAAGCACTTAAACAAGCGCTTTTGTTAGGAACGATACACTTCAAGCCTATGTATTTACTTGGCTGTTCATACGGATTTAAAATCCCTTGTGTGGTGAAAACTCCCGTACCCTTATACAGTAGTTACCATAGTTTTATGTTGCTGTTCCTGTTAGGTATTTAATTTCCTGTTGTTCAACATTTACCGAACAAGAAATACCTTTAAATTTAAGCATAAGTTATTGATAGAATTGTTTTAAGTGCATTTTCGCGCGTATTTCATGGGGTGTCAGGGGTCGGAGGTTCAAATCCTCTCACACCGACCAACTTTCCTAACCCCATTCAATACCTTACGCCACTTTTGATATTTATCCTTCTTTTCTGTGTACCCTTTCTGTACCCTTTCCGTACCCTTATACAGTATTAGTTGATAATGACATTTCTGTGCTATCCTCAATAGCGTTCAGATCGGTGTTGTCGCCCTTCGGGGTAACTTCACTGATTAATTAAATGCATAATCCTTGTGTACAAAACCTCCTTCCCCCTTTACATAGCATGGCTGAACCCATACGGAATGAGTTTTTAATTTTCTAATGTGACCTCTCCTCAAATGGGCTCTAGGACTCTGTCGGTTTCCTTTTGATTCAGCTTTTCTGCATAGCTTTTTGTCACTCTTTATATGTAAAGTTTTGTATGTAAATAATGGCTGCTTCCCTTTCTTTTTTCTTTTTTCATTCATTATCCTCATTGGTGGATGATCAACATATTCAATGTTTGAGCAGTTCATGATGTGAAGGCACATTACAAATCCATCAATTTCTAAGCAATCGTCTTCGTTTGAATCATCTCTCTCATCTCCCCATAAATCAGTATCGAATATCCTTTTCACACCAATTTCTGACTGCTCATACATAACGGTTAAACCTGTATATATCATATGCCCAAGGTTATCCCGAAAAAGCTTAGCAACTAGTAGGTCTCCGTCAAATTTAAAAAGACACCCATAAGTTTTACCTTCGTACTTTGTTTCTAAATAAGTTTTCTCGAATGGCAGGCCAGGTAGTGAGTTGAGATTTTTATCACTACTTCTAACGTGTTCAAGGTCGCCTATATCGAAATGAACTGAAGATTTAAGGTCTCTTAAAATCTCTTTTATTTCCGCGTTAAAATCATTTTGATTTTGACTTAGGCTTAAATCCTTTTTAACTCCATCATAAATATCTTTATCATTAGAGTAGCTTATAACTTTGTTTAGGTTTTCAATAATTCTGTGAACACTTGTGCTCATGACGTTATCCTATATTCAATTCAGCAGCTGGAACACGAACCCATTCAACATGGTTCTCTTTGTAAATCTTTGTCGATTTGGCATCACTGTGCGCGGCTCTCGATTGTGGGTCAACGCCAGCTTTATCAAACAAGTGAATAGATAGCGCACGTATTTCGTGAAATGTTGGCCGTTCGTCTTTCTCTAGGTTGGCAGTAATGCCTAGCGAATCACGCAATTTTGAAAACTCACGGCTTATGTGTTTGCTAGAAACTTGGAATGGATGATCACACCCTTCACCTATTTGGTCACGGTAACGGCCGACCCGGTTAACAATGTAAGGGCATAGCAACCCTTTACTTTCATTAATAACCTTTTGCAGTTCAGCGGTTACTGGTATCTCGACCCGCGATGCTTCTTTATGCTGCACCTTTTGGCGATGAATGCGAATGTGACCATCTTTTATATCACGGTATTTCATGCGGCTTACTTCAAGTGTTGCATGCGTGGTTTGCAGTGATAAGCGCATTGCAATATTTAGCCAATGTAAATTGGTGTCGGCGGCACTGGCCGCTAGCATTTTCTTGAAATCTTCCAATTTTAACCGCTGGCGCTTTTTCTTCTCTTTAGTACGAGTAAGCTTTTGCTCGGCAAAATTCACTTTCATAGCCGATTCATCTACCAGGTACTTAAATATTTTGCGCAAGAACCCAAGCTTTCTGTTG